CTTTTAATTGGACTTCGAGCATTTTCTCGGGATGCCAATCAGTACTTAATTCATTTAATTCATTTAATTCATTCATTTTGTCCCACCTTTATATAATTTCTCTTTTAATGTTTTCAATTCATCTTTGGTGAGTATATCAAGAGCGACTTTCGCCTTTTCATTATTATATCCATAATACTCTTTAATAACACCAATATCTTTCAATTTATTCGCTCTCAAAAAAGGACTAAACCTTTTTCTTGACCTAACACTATTTATTAAAAAGTGAAACTGCATATCTTTATCTAGGAAATGGCAACGATTCATTTCATTAACTAGCATAAGTGTATCTTGGAAACCTGATAATATTTTATTGACAATGAATGCTGGATACTTTTTAATCCACATCTTATCTTCAGAATCCATCACATTCTTTTTTGTGAAGTTGATGGCGTTTAAATATTCTTTTAATTCATAACTCATTTGAATTTAACCTGCGACATCAATTCAGTTAAACAAGCAACTAGATTAACTTCCTGGTCAGCAACAAAGGCTGACTTGTATTGATAGTCAGCAATAATTAAAACGGCGTGTGGAATTGTGGCAGGTTGTAAATGCTCATACATTGAGTCATATATTCTACGGAAGATTTTCACAGGATCATTATCTAAATTATGTACTACCCATTTTCTCATCTCCGTAAAATCTTTACCCTTTAAATGAGATAATAAAGTCTTTAAGTTTTCATCTGAAATATTAACAAGTATACCAGAGTCTATCTTACCACTTACTGAATACCTTTGTAACTCATTAATAAGTTTTCTAAAGTCTGGAAAATGTTTCTTAATTAATTCTGCAAGGACTGGTTCTTCATAGTCCACATTTTGCTCTTTCAGAATATAAACTGCTCGTTCAAACAATTTACTTGCCAATCTAGGTTTATCTTTTGGATTAATTCTAAATTCTATTGTTGAAAATCTACTATGTAGTGGATCTATTAATCTGTTTTTGAAATTACAAGTGAGAATGAACCGACAATTCTTATGGAACTCCTCAATGAATCCTCTTAATGCAGGTTGTGTTGATTGTGGATTGAGATAATCTGCCTCATCTAATATCACAACTTTTTTACCACCTGATAATGATACGGTCGAAGCAAAATTCTTAATCTTGTTTCTTAATACATCAATACCTCCTTCTTCGGAACCATTAATCATAATCCAATCGCAATTCAATTGGTCACATAATGCTTTCGCAACTGTGGTCTTTCCAATACCTGGAGGTCCTGATAATAATATGTTTGATAATTCACCCTTTTGAATAAAGGATGTAAATAGTGTTTTTAATGATTGTGGTAATATACAATCATCAATAGTCTTTGGTCGATATTCCTCAACCCATAAAAAATCTATACTCATAATTCACCTTATTCACAATTTTGGAAATAAAAATTATTTGGAAATAGAACTATCTGGTTCTAATGCTATCCAATATTCAATAGGTAATTTTTTATGTTTAAAATGAGAAATAGATTTGGACGATACTGAAACATCATAATCACCTGCAAACAATTTAAGATTTTCTACTTTAAAATAAAAGGTATAATCTGTTGTTGCACCTTCGCCAACTTTGATTTCAAAATTGTTAGAAGTAGCATTTTTCTTATCACAAATTTTAAGAACTGTACTGTCACCAGTTGTTCCAACTAATGCTAAATCTGGTGTTTTTAAAACAGCAGCCATCTTTAATAGTTGTGTAAGATTTGATTCCGTTAAACTAAATGTTACATCTGTTTCTGGCATAACAACTTCTTTTGTTGGTGCCACAATCACAGATGGATCAGAATAGAAATATTTTGCTTTTGTTCCATTGGAAGATATAGTTAGAAACTTATCTTTCAATTCGATTTCAGGTTTTTGTATACTTGTTATCACTCCCAAAAATTCATTTAAATCATATATACCAAACTCGGCAGAAAACTCTTCCGAAATATCTGCTTTGGCAAATATGTTTCTCATAGTTGAGATTGTAGATAAAACTTTTCCAGATTTGATTAAAATGTTTGTGTTGATTTCTGAAAAGTTTTTTAAAATGTCTAGTGTGTTTTGACTAATTTTCATTATGTAATTCTCCTTCAATTATTATACTATTATACTAAACTTTATTATAAAAGTCAAGCAAATAAAAAGGGCGCCGAAGCGCCCTTCCGTTGAAATTAAATATTATTTAATGTCAATTATTTTTGGTTTCTTTTCATCTGGAATTATTCGTTCCAATTTAACTGAAAGTAAACCATCTTTTAGGTCTGCACCTTTCACCACAACATCTTCTGCCACAGTAAAACTTCTTTTAAAAGACCTTTGAGAAATGCCTCGGTGTAGGATACTTTCATCCTTGTCCGAAACTTCTTCTTTCTTGTCTTTTGATTTGATAGTTAAAGTATTCTCCTGAGATTTTACTTCAATATCTTTTTTACCAAAACCTGCAATAGCCAACTCGATTACATAATCGGTGTCGTTTATTTTGCGGATGTTGTAAGGTGGATAATGATTGATAGAATCACTATTAAATTTATAGATTCTATCAAAGTCATCAAACAGGTTATCAAACCCAACTGAAAACGGTTTAAAAGGTTCCCAATTGATTAATTGATTTCTTGTCATTTTGCCTCCTTTAATTAAGCAAGGTTAATATAAGTACTCGACCAATTCGACATACTCATATAGTATATATAAGAATTAATTTAAAAAAATCAACCCCTAAAGTGGCGATTGTTTAAGTTATTTCTACTTCGCAGGGACAATCGCCAAACCCTAATGGTGTCTTTTGCGGAAGACACTCTACCTCTTAATGTCTGGACTTACGAACTGCCCGACACTACTATTTATACGGCAGAATACTTATAAGCATAAGCGTATTTCTGTTTACCGTATAAAGCACGGATACCAGCAGATACAATATCCAAAGTATTACCTTTGAACACCTTTCTAACACCTGCTGCTAAAATCGCTTTGGTTGGTGTTCCCAAACGATATGAAGTACCATCTGCTGTATCATTAATATACACCATATGTCCTTCTTCTCTTAAAGTATCGACCATTGCTCGTGGTGAGGTAAGGTCAAATCTATTTCTCAAGGTTTTCCATGTTACTGGTTTACCTGTTGATAGTAGATTTAATACTTTTTGTTTTTTTGTTAAGGCTTTTCTACCCATAATATTAACTCCTTCAAGTCATTGTCGCCGTTGTAATACATACTAGATAGTGGCAACTTTCTATCTAATAAATTTAATGGGTTGTGGATAGGCACGCTACTGATTTTGTCCACAATTAAGTATGTTAACTAGTATTACCTGCATACACCCAAACTCTTAATCTCCTTCTTTTAATCTTTTCAATCTTTTTTCTTTTGCAATTCGTCTTAATGATTCTTTTAATTTTCTTTGTTTTTTTAAACTAGGTTTTTCATAATGTTGTCTTAATCTTAATTCCCTAAACAAACCATCCTTCTGCAACTTCTTTTTTAAAACTCTTAATGCTTTCTCAACATTATTATCTCTTACTAAAACCTCTATTGTCATATTTTACTTTGTTACCATTTTTTCATTTTCACTATTAGCTTGATGTGTATAATGTTCCACTTCAACTTTAGATTTAAAGTAATCTAACAGCCAAGGGTTATCTACAAATACTGACATCAATCCATTTGCAAAAGTATTAACAATCTTTTCTTCTTTATGTTCTTTTAAAGTATCTGATATAGCATACTGATATGAAATAGCGTGAAGAACTTCGTGGAGAACTGTATTGGCACCGTGAGCACTATTAATAGTTGAACCTTTAATACCAATCTTTCCTTCTTTGGAAAAAAACTCTCCTTCAGCATCTTCGGTACTCGCAAAAGAATCTGGCCAAATATCAAATTTATAATTCCGATATCCGATTTTAATATAATCTTTTAAATTCATATCTACCATTATACTAAATTTTTTTATAAAAGTCAAGCAAATTGCTTAAAAAAAGGGCGAATCGGAATCCGCCCTTACTACATTATGAGATAGATTTTATTGATTTATTGGATCAACTTCCTCACTATCATCGGAATCTTCTGGATCGAATGATGCCTGACCCCAACTGGTTACATCTTCTCCGCCATCTATTTTTGTATATAAATCAGCAAAAGAGGTTTTAGTATCAGTATCAAATCGGTTAGTACATAATTCGATTGCTTTCATTTTATCTTTAAAGATAGCAAATGCTTCGATAATGTGGACTAATCGGCGAGTAGAAATTATTTCATCAACTCCGCCTTCATAAAATGTTTTTCTGATAACATCGGCCCAAGTAACTAAATTTTGAGCAAATTTCTCCGCTTTTTGAGTAGTAAGATTTCTCTTACTTAAAACATTGGCAAGAATTTTATTCTCAATTTTGTTAGTTGGATAAGATTGTTCAACAGTAATTGGAAATCTTTCCAAAAATGCTTCGTTTAAGATGTTTGTTCCAATGAACTTTCCATCTTCACTACCTTGCCCTTTAGTATTGGCAGTAGCAATAACATTAAACCCTTCAGCAGGTCCAACAAATTTATTAATTTTCTTTAAGAAAACTCCGTTACCTTCTAGTATCGGTTGTAAACACATAACTTTATTAGAAGCAAGGTCAATTTCATCTAACAATAAAAGAGCGCCTCTTTCCATTGCTTCAATTACTGGGCCATTCTGCCAGACAGTTTGTCCATCTTGCAATCTATATCCGCCAAGTAAGTCATCCTCATCGGTTTCAATAGTAATATTCACACGGATGCACTCTCTTTTTGTTTGGGCACAAGCCTGTTGAACATTCATAGTCTTTCCGTTTCCAGAAAGTCCAGTAATAAAAATTGGATAAAATTGTTTACTTGAAACAATTTGTTTGATATCCTTATAATGTCCCCAAGGAACAAATACAGGATCTTTAACAGGTACGATATTACCTGTTAAACTTGAAACAATAAATGCCGCCTGATTAATAGTTTCGGTAACATCTGCTGTTTCGGTTTTTTGAATAACTTGTGAATCTGTAGTCTGTGGAACTTTAATATCAACTCCGTCAATTGGTAATTGATACATCCCTCTTCCGA